TAGGCGGGGAGCATGGGGAACAGTTCGTCGGATTCGGGGCGCGGGTCGCGGGCGAACCACAGCCCGCATGCCGCGAGTTCCACCTCGCGGGGCCCTATCGCCCAGCCCTCCCCGGTATGGGCGTCCTCGGCTTCGCGGCGGTAAAAGTTGATGCCCGTCGCCGACCGCCGGTAAATGTCCGCCGTGTCCTCGTTGTCGACGCAGCCGTCGGGGGTGATGTCCGTCGCGTCCCGCAGCGGTGAGTCCGCGGGGAGGTCCATCCACACGCCCTCGAACCGGGTCCGCAGGCCGGTCAGGTTCATCTGCTCGAAGAACCGCACCCGCGACGGGAACCCAGTCCCGACGAACGCCAGGTCATACTCCGGCACCGTCCCCGGCGGTGGCGGGTAGTGGACCGTGGGCCGGTAGCAGTGCGGCATGTAGACCGCGGGGCCGTACTCGCCGTACTCGGTGAGGTTGACCGGGTCGTTGAGCAGGTTCATGTCGGCGTGCGAGGCGCGGAGCAGCTGCTCATCGTCCTGGTAGGGCGATTCGGTGTGCAGGAGGACCACTTTGTGGCCGCGGCCGCGCATCATGTCGAGCAGATCCGGGGGCGTGAAGAACGCGCTCACCAGCAGAATCACATCGGGCCAGCAGCGGTACGCAGCTGACAGCAGGCCGCTGGTGGCCATGCCGATCGCCTGTTCGCGGCTCACCGCCTTGCGGATCACCGCCCGCCCGTCCTCGTCCCGTGGGCCGGCTTCGATCAGGGCGGCGTCATAGAACGAGAGACGGTCGCCGAGGTTGAATGTGAACACCTGCTCGCCGAGACCGCGCAGCGCCTCGACCCAGCCCTCGTACAGGTCGTGGACGGAGAAGTGCGGCCCAGGGTGGCCGATGAGCCACCGCATCAGGTGCCGATGTTCAGGATCATCGAGCAGGCGAGATAGTCGACGCCGTTCCAGTTCATCAGCCCGTAGCCGGTGGCTTCGATGACGGCGGCGTAGGAGACTTTCCCGCCGAGCGTCGGGTCTGCCTGCACCGCCGCCCAGACGCTTGAGGTGCCGGTGGGTGACAGGTAGGCGTCCATGGCGTCCTGCCCGGATGCGGAGTCGCCCTCGCTGACGAGGATGACCGCACGCAAGCTGTAGTCCGTCTCGCCGTCGAACGTCTGGGAGTAGCGGATGAGGCTCCCGGTCTGGGGTGCGACGACGGCCATCGGTGGGGAGACGGCACCGAACCGGTTGGGGGTGGCGCGGAGGCCGATGCTGGCGGTGAGGTAGTCGGCGACGGCCTGCCGCACCTGCGGGAATGTGGGCTGCGCCATCTACACGCCGACCCGCTGGCCGGAGATGTACCGCTTCACCATGGACATGACACGCGGGTTCGCCTGAATCCTGACCACCCCGAACTCGCCGAACCCGGCGACACCGAACGGCGCGTCCTTCAGCCGGAATAGGTCGGCCGCGGCGATGAGCGCGGCCTGTTTCACCGCCATCGGCACCGCTGGCCAGCCGAACACGCCGGTCACCTGGATCCGGTCCTGATGCGACCACGGCCACGTGTAGGGGATGAACTTCGGCCCCAGGATCGTGAACCCGGTGTAGGGCCACACCTCACCCTTCGCGGCCGTGTTGTATTTCCCGGGTGCGACGGTGAGCGCGTAGTCGGTGCCCAGCGTCCAGGTGGACTCATAGATGCCGTCGCCGTCCTGGTCGGTTTTGAACGTGGTGACGGACACGATGTCGTCGAGCTGCTGCCCGTAGATCGACTCGGGCACGTAGGTGCGGGTGTCGGTGCCGCGCCAGAAGTACCGGCCGCACACCTCGTCAATTGACCGGCACGCGGACTCAACCGCGAGCTGGAGCTCGAAGTCGTCGGCGGTGTCGGTGATGACCAGCCGCGACTTCAGTTCCTCCACTGAGCAGTACCGCTGGCCGAGCGCCACTGTGACGACGGTCCACGTGCCGGCGGCCGCGTCGGCGGCGGCGCCAGTGCCCTCCCACAGATACGTCCAGATCCCGGTGATGGTGCAGGCGACGGTGGCGGTGTAGAGGCCTGTGCCGTTGACATGGGTGAGCGCTGGGGTTGTGACGGCGCCGGTGGGGTCGGTGACGGTGAGTGTGGCCACGGTGGGGTCGGTGGGGACACCGGCGACCTTGAACGTGTTCGACAGTGTGGCCTGCTCGTTGCCGTCGGCGTAGAAGACGGTGGCGCTCACCATGGCTCCTATCCGTCAGTGACGGCGGGTGTGGATGTGGCTGCGGCGGTGACGCGGCTGGTGCCGTCGCGGGGGTCGGTGACCGCTGCGGTGGAGGTGTGCGCCGCTGTGACCGTGGGGTTGCTGGTGGCGTTGATGATGCTGGCGGCGCTGGTCCCGGTGGCGGTGATGGCTCCCGCGGCGGCCAGGGCCGCAGTGGACCGCAGCCCCGCGCTGGCGGATACGGCCCCGGCCGCCGCGAGAGCACTGGGTGCCGCCGTCGCCGCCAGCGCGGTGACAGCCCCGGCACCAGCCAGGCTGGCGGTGCCGGTGATCGCGCCGGACGCGCTGACGCTCCCAGCCGCTGTAAGCGACGCTGCGCCCCGCTGGGTGACGGTGGCGGCAACTACCCCAGCTCCGGCTGCCGTCGCCGTAGCGGCTTGCGTGGCCACGGCAGTGACCGTGCCAGCGCCGGTGATGGTGGCGGTGGACGCGCCGCCCGCGACGGTGGCGTTCACCGCGCCCGCACCGGCCAGGGACGCTATGACCGCCTGCGTGACAACGTCAGTGATAGACCCGGCGCCAGCCAGAGATGCGGTGGCCGCTTCCGTGGCGGGTGTGTCAGCGATTGCGCCAGCGCCCGCCAGGGACGCGCCAGCGATCTCAGTGACAACAGCGGTGAGACTGCCCGCACCGGCGGCAGCCGCACCAGCGGCCTCCGTGACGACCGCGGCCACAGCACCCGCACCGGCGGCGGCGGCGATGGGCGCCTCAGTGACGACTGCGGTGACGGACCCGGCGCCTGCGAGGGACGCGGTGGCGACGGTGAGCCCCGCCGCCGGTGGCGCTACCTGGTCCGCTGGCTGCGGCTCGGCGTAGAACGGGATCCCGTCCGGCTGGGTGGTGACACGGTCCGCGCCGGGGAACCATCCAGGCGGGAGCGGGACCGTCAGGGCCGGGGCGGCTGGCGCGGCCACCGGCGTCCCTTGCAGGACCAGCACCCAGTCCGGGTCACCAGCCGAGTTGTTCCCCAGCGGGGTGGAGTTGTACGTGGCGGCCGGGGTGGCCGTCTGGGTGGCCAGCGACAGCGGGTCCACCCACGTCGCGGTGTACCCGGGGCCCAGTTTCGTCTGGTCGATCGTGATCGACATGGCGGCTTTGCAGTAAATGACCGCGAGCGTCCCGGCGGGGGTGACCGACCCAGCGACGTACGTGCTGCTGTTGCGGAAGTTGAACGCGCCGCCCGGCGCGTCACACGTGCCGCGGGTGCCCCGGCCGGCGGTGATGAACACGTTCCCCGTGTCGGGGATCAGTTTGTGCCAGTCCGCGAGCCCGGAGAAATACGTGGCAATCTTGCCGACCGTAACCGTGGTGAACGTGCCGTTAGGGTCGGTGGCCAGCCTTGCGATCGCATCCGAGGGCCACTGCCAGAACTGGGTCGGCGGCCCGGCGAAAATGTCCGACGGCCCCGATGTCGCGGGAAAACCACGCGAGCCGCTGGCCAGCGCCCACCAGGCGAAGTTGCGGATCGCCCGGTCAGCAGTGGTGCCGGCGCCGGTGTCGCCGTAATACACCCCGTCGCCGTACACGGCCGGGATGTGCGGGAACGAGCCGCCCTCGGCGTAGGAGTCTTCGGCACCGAAGTACGGCGCGTCGTAGGAGTAAACCCAGTTATAGGTCGCGTTCGGCACGCCGAACGACCCGGAGAATGAGGTCTTGTTGTCGAACTCGATGTGGCAGTTCGTGTTGGTGAACTGCTCGATCGAGACCAGCGCCCGCGTGTCACCGGCGCCTTGCATCCCGGACAGCTGCGCGGAATAGAACGAGTCGTTGGGGCCGTCGTCGTCGTCGCCGAAGAACCAGAACACATGCGGGTACGTGGCCTGCGGGTAGCGGGCGGTCAGCGCGGCGCCGAACGCGGTGCCCTGCGTGTTGGTGGCGTTCTGCCAGATGCCGCCGGTGTCGCTGTGGTCGTAGGACAGGCCCATGTTGAGGAAGCAGGCGATGCCCTGCGCGCGGGCGGTGGCGAACAGGTAGTCGATCCGCTGCCAGAACGTGTTGTTGAGCGTGACCGTCTCGGCGCCGGTGGCGATCGCGCCGGGGGTGCCGTTGATGTTCAGCGGGTAGACGCCGTCCCACGTGCGGCCACCGGTGAGGGACGTCGGTTCCTGGTGCTGCTGCCCCCACGCGACGCCGTACCACGCGGTGTATCCCTGCCGGGCGCGGGTGGTGAAGTAGGCGTCCATGTCGCTGCGCCAGTTGCCGGAGTTCCACCGGCCAGCGTTGTACGGCAGCGACCACGCCTGCTCGATCACCATCAGCCGCGGGCTGCCGAACTGGTCGGTGAACCAGCTGTTGTACCCGGAGCCGCCGAGGCCGGTCACCACCGGCACGGGTGGCGGCGCCGGTGGTGGCGTCTGCGGCTGCGGCAGCGAGTAGAACGGGATGCTGCCCGGGTCGGTGGTGACCTGGCTGGCGCCGGGGAACCAGCCGGGGGGCAGCGGCAGCCAGTCCGCGATCCCCGCGACTTCCGGGACGGGGAAGATGACCGCCGGTGTCGGCAGCAGCGGCGGCGGCTCGGCGTAGAACGGGATCCCGCCCGGGTCCTGCGTGACAGCCGCGGAGCCGGGGAACCAGCCGGGGGGGAGCAGCGGCAGCGGCGGCGGCGACGCTTCCGGGGTCGGCGGGATGATGACCGCCGGTGTCGCGTCCGTGGGCGCGGGCTGCGGATAGAACGGGATGCCGTCCGGCTGGGTGGTGACACGGTCCGCGCCGGGGAACCATCCGGGGGCATACAGCGGGACCGGCGGCGGCGGGAGCGGCGTCACCGGCTGAACTTCGACCAGGATCTCGGCGAAGAACGTCGCGGAGTTCAGCGCCCACGCCATCGTGACCGCGCTGCCGGTCGCCGCGCTGGTCGCACCGGCAGCGTTGCCGGTGCCGTCGCCGGCGCCGCCCCGGTTGTTGTTGATGAACCGGGACGTGGACGGGGACGTGGCTGAGGTGATGCTGTCCCCGGCGGCGGTGAACCCGGCGATCAGGCTGCCGGTGGTGTTCGTGTTCAGGGTGGCGGTCGCGGTGCCCGTCGTCCCGGAGCTGACACCGGTCGCCGGGGTGCCGAACCGGGCCGCGCCGGAGAACGACAGCGACCCGCCCTCAAGGTCATCCGGCGTCCCGCCGGTGACCGTCACCACGATGGCGAGGGTGCCGGTGCCGACGCCGGTCAGGCCCCACACCTGCAGGTAGCCGAGGGTGGTGCTGTTCGCGTGGACGATCCCCAGCGACGTCATCGTCACGCCGGCGCACGTCGCCGACATGGTCAGGCCACCGTCGGCGGGTGCGTCGAGCGAGCAGGCGACCAGGATCGCCCGGTTGCTCACCGCCCCGGCCGGGTGCGTCCATGACAGCGACGCGGTGCTGGCGTTCCCGGCCCCGGCGCTGGACGGGCCTACAGCGTCAAACGCGACAGCCACTGCTCACCGCCCTCCCGGGGGATCAGGCGGGTGGCATTACCCCAGCAGCTCGCAAGTCAGCTCGTCGCACGTGATCGACGTGAAACCAGTGTTCGTCGCGATCGTCACGCCGACGGAAACCATCTGCGCGATGTTGGTGACCATGCCGAACCCGGGCGTGCCGGTCTGCGCGACGGTCACGGTCGCGAGGGTCTGCGGGATCGTGGACGGCGACGCGGCCCACGCGGTCAGCGACGCGCCTGTGTTACACATCCCCCGTCCCACGATCGTCGCGTTCGTCAGGCCGATGACCGGTGAGGAGATCTTCTGGATGACGCCCCAATACTGCAGGTGCCACGGGATGCCGGTGACCGCTACGGCGGTGATCGCCGAGGACACACCCAGCACGGCAGACGTGGCGACCAGGTTGTTCGCGGCCGTTGCCGTGCTGGCTGCGGTCATGTAGAACCCGTACGTGACGGTGCTGGCCGTGGTCGTGGCGATGTAGGAGCCGTGCGCGACGAGGCGGACGCGGGTGCCGACGTTCAGCTGCGGCGGGTTGATGATCACCTGCGCCGGGGAAATGTCCGTCAGCGTCGCCGTCGCCGGGGAGAACACCTGGCTGTTGCTGTTCAGCGCCGGGACCGGCGCGCTCCACAAGGTACCTGGCATGGCCAGCCTCTCAGACGGTGATAGTGGTCAGGTGAGTGAGACCTGGATGCCGGCGGCGGCACCCGACCCGCCGGTCACCTGGAACGTGTTGCCCGACGCGACAGCGATCGGCTGGCCGTTGAAGTTGCCGTAGAACGACCGCTGCCCGGCTGAGCCGGTGATGTCCAGCGACACGATCCCCGGCGAGGCGACGACGCCGCCGACCGACACCAGCGACTGGGTCGTCAGCGGCACCCCCACCGCCGACCCGGACGAGCTCGTGGTGGACGCGCCGAGCGAGCTCCAGCCGGTGCCGTTCGTGTAACCGGACGTCTGCGTGGGGATCTCCGTCCCCGCCGCCGCCGCCGTGGACGCGGTCGAGTTGATGCGGATCCGCATCGCCGCCGTGCCCACGGGCGTGCCCAGCGCCGTCCCCGGGATACCCGCCGCGCCCGTCGGCATCAGCGCATTCAGGATCAGGGACACGAGCGCCTGGTCTATGGCTGCCATTTACTTCTCCCTGCTGCCGTCGAGTAGCGGCACGTCAGTGTCATCGAATCCGGGGATGTCAAACGTCGCGTAGATGATGGTCCGCGGGCCCGCGTTCACCACATGCCCGTCGGGGTCCAGCACCCGCCACCCCTGATCCGGTTCCCACGCCGGCTCGGGAGGCTTATCCAGCCGCAGCAGATGCACAGGTCACTGCTTACGCGCTGCCCGCTTCGGCAGCGCGTCCTGCGGGGTGCCGCGTTCCTCCACATCGCCGGCAGGTGCCACGGCCCGCTCCGCTGGCTCTTCCACACGTATGGCCAGTCTCGCCTGGACCAGTGCGCGGCCTTCCTCATCACCCACGGTCAGCTCACCACCGGGCGGGGGCCATGCGGTGCCGTCGCCGCGGCCGCCAGAGATACCGGTCAGCATGCGGATCCTCATGACACCAGCCCTTCATATGCCTGTTCCCACAGTTTCCAGCCGTCGTCGATCACCCATGACCGGGCGTGCTCACGTGCTTTCGCGCCCATCTCCTCACGCAGCCCGTCATCGGCGGCGAGTTCAGACAGGTACTTCAGCCACTCGTGGTCGCGTTTCACCAGGAACCCCGTCGTCCCGTGCAGGACGAACTGCCGGTACGGCTCCACATCGGAGGCGATCACCGGGATGCCGAGCGCCGCATACTCGAGCGCCTTGATCGCGGACTTCGAGTCGTTGAACACCGACGGCACCAGCGGCGCCAGGCCGACGTCGAAACCGATCGCCCGGTAATAGTCATCCGGCCGCTGCCCGACATTGATCCATGGTGTGAACCCCACGCGGGGATGTTTGATGGTGGGCCGGTAGTCGGTGCCGATCAGGTGCCCGTCCCAGCCGGGGAACCGTTCGAGGAACTCACGCACCGGCCTGGCGACGAGACCAATGTCCGCGCCGTGGGACGCGCCGCCACCCCACCCCACCGCCGGCCGCTCATTACGGGGCCGCAGGTGGTCACACACCCAGCCGGGGATGTGGTTCGGCAGGACCGTCACGTTGCCGTTGTATTCGCGCATCACCCGGGCCAGCGGCTCCGTCGTCACCGTCACCAGGTCAGCTGTCTCAGCGCAGTGCGCCACCGCGTCCAGCGTGTCGCCG